CTTGATTCAGTAGTCTGATTGTATTACTACGAAGTTGTAGTTGACCAGAACCAGCATTCTGAATGACACCAGTTCCATTAGAGGCGTGATAAATCTGTAAGTCATTACCATCACCCATATTGATTTTATCATTATCACCAAAGAAGGCGCTTGTTCCAAAGGATACATTGCCTGTTAAAGTAGATACACCAGAAACATTTAAGAGATCGGTTTCTGTGCGTCCAGTGACATCGACACCCTCAGCAGTGGTGGCAAATATCTCATTGCCATTATAATATAATTTTACATCTTGATTCTTGGTAGCTTTAAGATATCTCTCACTATTATCTGCTGTTTTGAGTGCGAGTGAATCACTACGAATATGAAAATCACCCGTAGAATTTTTTATATTACTGTTGGTGCCATCATGCCATATCTCAAGATCATCATTATTACCAAATTTTATTCTAGCATTATCAGTAAACTCTAAATCATTTTCAGAAGCATCAAATGTTATATTCTGACCAGCAGCAGCACCCTGGAAAACTACATCAGCATTATTGAATGTAGTGACACCAGCAATTACTACTTCATCTAGGTCGGTTTGACCATCAACATCTAATCCAGCATTAATATCAACAGCAACATCAAAAGTCGATACTCCAGAGACAACCTGAATTCCTGCAGCATAGGTTGCAATGCCAATAAAAGTTGATACTCCACTAATTTTTAAATCAGTGAATGTATTTGGTGCGACTTCAATTGCAGCTTCAATAGTTGCCGTGGTGGTGGCATCTAAAGAAGCAATATTTTGAAGTTCTCTACCACTGCTAATTACTTGTGTTGCACCAATATTCAGAGATGCTACACTAGTAACACCTGCAACATTTAATCCTCTTAAAATATCAACAGCAGCATTAATGTCAACTTCATTTGAAAATGTTGCGATACCAACAACATTTAATCCATCAGCAAAATTTACATTTTTTCCAACTGCCAGACCACCACTGATGATTACTGCACCAGTTGTGGTTGATTCTGACTGAGTAGTTCCGGAAAACGTTACTATACCTACATTGCCCGTTCCACCAGTAAATACATATCCTTCTGTCCCGTCAAGGTCGCGACCCATGACGAATTTGCTGGTGCTAGCATCCCAAATTAAAAGATTGCCATCTGCCTGAGATGTTGATTCAACATCAGTTAGATTAAGTAGTCTTGATGGTGGGGCGGAGGCATTGGATAAAACGCGAATTACGTTTTGAGAACCAATTCTATCGTTTATGCTTGGCATTACCTAGTTACTCCGGCTCGTACTAATGCTGATCCTTCAACTGCTTTGAATTCTTTTCCGGCACTGGTCAGTTTTACATCATATACGTATCTTCCAGGTTTCAGTGTTGCTGTTTGAGTAGATGTCAAAGATATTGAAATAATACCTTGCACATCATCAGTTACAGTAGAAGCAAAGGAGACGGCATTTGCACTTGTATAACTTTTTCTCAACATGCCTTCCGTTTCAGCACCGGTCAAAACCAATGGAGTGTTTGTTCTAGTATCTTCCAATTGAAAAGACGTATCAAAGTCGAACCCTTGCTCAATTGTTATGTTGGATACAAATACTGCCATTATTCAAAAATTATGCTGTCTTATCTTTAGATATTTATATTCTCAGAATTCATCAATAAATTTCTGAGTAGAGATTTTATCTCATCAATATCATTTTTTATATCAGAGATCTCCTTTTTTTGAAGATCTCTTTGCTCTAGTGAATTCACATATTGATTGTATGCCATAGAATCTGTATTAATTATGGCACCACTGTTTTCATCACGATATAAATTTTGATACCCTTCGACTTTAATCATCTTACTGCTATAGTCCTCAGTTCACTAATTCTTGGTGGATGTGCCTGATTAGTACCAGACATTACAATTTTAATTGTATATCCTGTAAATAGTGGCAATTCATTTGCAGTAAATTCATACTCTAAAAATTCATTATCTAAACTTGCTGGAACAAATTTGTCAGGCAATCCACTATTTTTGGATGCATCTACAACACTAAATCCATCATCATCAGTATAAGTTACATTATCATATCCAGGGAATAATTCAAATGTTTGATCAACTTGTCCAGAATCTGACCTTATTAAATTATAAAGAACTCTAAAATCAGCAGATTGATCTCTGTATGCACTCAAAATTACTTTGAGTGATGTAGCAGGATTTGCTAAGAATATGGTGTTTGAAACATATACGGCAGAGTGTGGGTCATTGAAAATTGATTTAACTCTACCATCAGAGGCATAATCAGTAATTGGTTTATTAAAACGACTAGATCTAAATTCTGTAAATGCAGTATCTAGATTTATTTGTGGGGATAAATTAGAATCATTGGAATTTAAAGTTATTCCTGTTGTAAAAGATTTGCCTCTTGGAAGATTTGATAAGAACTGATCCTCATTTACTTTGGAACAAACTATTCTTGGAGAATTCAAAGTATTTAATACATTTATTCCAACAGGTTCGAATCCTTCATCGTTAAATGAAGATTCTGTTCCATCAACACTAGTTCCACTAATAGTTCTTATTGTGCCATTAATAAAAGTAGAAGATCCTGGAGTAATAATATTATAAGTTGGAATTATGGAGTCAAACATAATATTTTCTGTTGCTCTACAATTGTTACTACCTGTAGATGCCTCACTGGAGAAATTGAGTTGAGGCATTCCTGTAGGAGTTCCGTCTACACTTCTATCAACTCCATTCGCAGATCGATCAACAATAATGTGATAATCATCAATTCCAATTGGTTCTGCAATAGTATGAGTCTTATTTACCCTCCTTAAAGATATTCCATTAAGTTCATACTTATAAACAATGTTGCCAATTTCATGCAATTCTGCAATGGTAGAATCTGTTGCTCTTCCATCACTAGCAATTGTGAGTGATCCAGAACCAACATCATTATAAGTAATGATTTCATTATTTATTTTAATGTATCCTGGATTTGATGCGCTTACTTCCACACCTTCAAATGTAGTGAAGTTGCTTGTATTTGCTACACTGACACTACTGACCTCACTAACTGATAATGCTGCAGACAAAGTTGTTGGTTCAACATTAGATTGAACATCACTTAATATCACTTTATTTGTATTGGAATACATTCCATGATTGAAGTGATTTACTCTCATGTGGTTTCCTGCATTCACTCCACCTGTTCCGGTGGCAGTTCTTATATCATTAGTTGCTATTGATGTCAATGTCCCATCATCAGCAAAATAACTTATTCCTGCACCCACCGCAAATGCTTTTCCAGAACCATTTGAACCAAACTCGCCTTGAACATTAGAAACATAAAGTGTATCAACATCTGTTGAGATTCCAGTAATTGTAATTCTGGCGTCTCTTCCAGTTGAACTAGAAACAGTTGAAGTTACAACACCAACTACGTCACCGACTTTATATCCATTACCACGATCTTCTTTCGCAGATGCAGCAGAAATACCCGTGATTGCTCCAGTATTAGCATTAATACTGCTAATATTTAATTTTAATCCAGAACCGGAACCAACAACATTAAAGGTTTCCACCGAACTATCCACAACATACCCAGTTCCACCCTCCGGAACCGCTAAGGATGTAACAGAACTTCCTCTACCAACAACGATTGCAGATCCGTTAGTATTATTAGCACCTGCAAGTTTTCTTCCTGTAGTTAATATTCCAATATTAGCAGAAGATCCACTAACGGTGGTAATACCAATTGTTCCAGTTTTTGATAAAGTTCTTATAGGATCAATAGATAATTTTGAAACATAATCATTACTCTTATCCAAGGTGGGGTTATAGAAAAATACCGTTCCAGTATTTGAAGTAAATTCTGCCTTATAAAGTTTGAATTTAAGATCTTGATATTGGTTTGGAGTCCAAATAGAACCATTTTGGGATTTGAACAAACTTCCAAGCGCAAATTGTCTTGAATAGACAGCACTTTCTGCGTTTGAATTCGGAGGAATCTCATCAGATGCTACAGAGGTTTCTCCCATAGTAGCAGTCCAAACTTCATATTCATCGCTAGTTTCTGCTAAAATTACCACTGCATATTCTTTACCTGGCGCTAAGAAAATAGGTTCTGGGAAAGTAACTTTTGTTGCAATATCTCCAGTGTTTGATACTTCAATATTCTTTATGATATTGCCATTAGAATCAACGGTTGTTGGTCTTATGGTGACAGTTTTTCCTAAAATTGTTCTTGTTGGGAAACCTAATTCAGTTGTTCTTATTTGGACTTTTACTGGCGCATTTCCTTGATCTATTTTTGCAAAGAATAAATCAACGGCAGTTAAGAAAGCACCATTAATATCGTCACTTGTGTCAATATCTGAAGGTGCTTCTACATTTCCTCCAACAACAAACGTTTGGGCTAATGGATCACCATATTCTTCCCTAACTTCTGTATCAACTTGCGAAATTGTCAAAGATGCAGATGCTTGAGTTCTGAGATTTATTGTAGATGTAGTTGTAAGGTTGTCAGTGCGAGTAGTAACTTCATTTTGCCACTGCTCTAAAGAACCTGTAGAACTATAATTTGATTCTGCAAAAGAAACTGTATTGCTTCCAGGAAGACCTGGATCATTTGAAGCACTAGAAGTGATTTTAAAGGTTTTTGTTCCAGTCTGAAGTCTAACTGAAGGAACTGGGATTGCATTTGGATCTCTTATAAAGAAAGCACCATTTAAATCTCCATAATTATCTGATATCAATCTCAAATCTTTAACATAAGCAATTGCACCACTAGTTTGTCCAACTAATTTCATTCCCTTAATAAGATAACCAGAGTATAATCCCTGTGCCTCTTCAGATAATGAAGCAGTGTCAACATTAAGAATTTTAGATGATTGGCTATAAGCAGATGGTATTGATTCGGAAATTATGTATGGATTTATATTGTATATCGATGATGGGTTGTTAAATATACCAAATTTATGATTTGGTGTAGCAACTCTGAATGAAATAGATGGACCAATTCCACCCGCACCAATGGCAGACCCAACTACCGTTTCTCCAATTTGGAAAGAACCTTCAGCAGTACCATAATTTTCCAATGATGTACTATTTGAAATTTCAATTAATTTTGGAATAAAGTCAACACCACTATTACCATCAAGGAATTGATAGAATCTTGTAGATGGTTTGAGATTAGATATTAAAAATTCGGTGTTTCTAGATCTCATGAATGTTTCATCCGAAGATGAAATATGTTCATTTCTAATACTAATGTCATCAAAACTAATAGTATCAACAGTTGTACTAGAATCAAAACTTGAACTACTCGCACTAAGATTTCTATTTCTTGTGGTAGTTCTTGTGGAAGTTCTTGTTAAAACTCCACCATCTTGTCTACCTACTCTTACATTAGTAGTTTGACCTTGAATTTGTGCCGTGCCAAGATTTAAATTTATCGAACTAGTTAGATTTTGTGTAAGAGTTCTAGATCTATTAGTGGAAGTTCTAATACTTCTATCCGGAAGTTGAATGGTTCTAACCCAAGTGTCAACTGCTGGATTCAATTCAATATTTCCAGTATATACAACAACATTAAATGGATTGACATTTTCTACTGTGGTTGCTATTGGTTGCTCAATCCAATCTATTTCATCATATCTTAAAGTTACAGAATTTCCCGTCTTTTGAACATTTGGATCTAATAAATCAGCATTATCCGTAAAATCTACACTTTGAGGTGTAATATTATCAGACAGCACAATCTGCGATTTAATGGAATTTCTACTGATAATTGGTATTAATTCCTCTGCTGTCGGATTAATTTGAATAGAAGATAATGGTCTATCAATCAAAGAATAATTTTTAAAATCGTCAACAAAGAACCCGCTCTTAAATCTATTTCTTCCATCCGCATCTCTAATTTGTAATGTTTGTGTATTTAACTCCAATAATGATAGTGAAGTTATTCTCTCCAAATTTTCAACTCGATCTTCGATATTACCAATGTCCCTCATGGTAAATCTTCTATTGTCAATTAGAGTTATAGATGCGTTTTGTGGAGTATATAGGAATGGTGGAAGATTGATAGTAGCAATTTCCAATAATGCATCATTTTTAGTGGGTGCTTTAGGATATTTTGAGGACACTCCCTTTTCGACAATAAAACTTCCATACCTATCAAGATATAATTTATCAATTCTGGGAAGATAATATTCGTATCCTAAAATAGATCCTTCTCCAGGTGCCATTAAAAGTTTTGGAACAGAATCGAAACTTCTAGAAGAAAAATCGAATGGAGAAACTGTTGCAGTGGTAGGATCAAATACAGATACTCTTGGACGGAAATCAAGTGTATCTGATGCTCTTATTTTATAACGACCAATATTTGGTATGTCCTGTGCAAATCTCTCTTCATCATAACTTAATACAGTAAATGCATCTCCATTGTCATCAGATGGAACAGAATAATAATCAAAAACAACTAACAATCTACGAGTTGGTTCAGAAACATTTTTATTTCTAACAATTCTAGAATAATCATAGTATTCGTCCTTCTGCCCCTTATCCAACTTGAATAATTGAGTTACATCTTTATAACTTCCCAATGTAATGGATTCTACTTCTGTAACTATATTTGATTCTTGGAAAGTTACGGTTTCCCCAACACTAAAGACATCATTAGTCAAATATACTAATTCTAAATTATTTGCTGAAGGTGATGAAACAACTCTTGCAATTGCATTGCCAGAATTCCCTACTACATTTTCTCCAATTATTGCATTTGTTTGAACACTTGCAGTTGAAGTAAATTGAAATCTATCTAAAGTGGGATTTCCCGTTCCCAAAGATTCATAAATTACTATGACCTTTGCAACGTCTGGATAATTCAAAGAAATTTCTTCATCTTGAACTCTCAATCCATATTGAGTGTTAAAATTAAGTCCATCATTATTAGAGGTGTTAATTCCAACTCCAGAATCTGAATATTTTGATCTTGTTATATTTAAAGTTTGACTTCTATTGTATTTTTTAATTTTACTTTGAACACCAAATTTTGTAAGAGTTGTATTTATGACAACATTATTTTGACTTGGCCTTAAACCTCTAATAGTTACAATATTATTCGTAAGATCAAAAGCATCATCTGTAATTGTTCCTGCTATACCAGTCGAGTAGTGAACTCCATATCTTTCCTGATCAAAAGTTGCAAACGATGCGCTAGTAATTCCAGAAATACTTGAAAGGTTGAAAGTTAGTTCTCCTGCACCACTCGTTTCCCCTTCCGTAATTTGTTCAACAATTGTAAATGTTGAATTAAGTAAGTCCACGGAAGAAATATTAATGTCCGGCAACTGTGAAAACAAATACCCATTTTCTGCATCAATAATTGGTCCACGGGGGAAAGGTGTGACTAAAATATCGTTTGATCCTGTTAATACGGCACCATCATAAACAGAAGTAACACCAGCACCAGAAGCAATTGGACTTAATTCTATAGAAAGTCCATCTGCAGAAACAGAAGAGACTCTGTTAAATGTTTCAGTGCTAAATCCCGATCTTTGATAAGAAATTATAGTATCAGTTCTTATTCCTGAGAATACTTTTCCTGCTGCAGTTGCAGTTGCAACTCCACTGAGAACAGCAGGTATGTTTATCTGATCTATGCCATTGGGCATTCTAAATTTTTCAAGAACTGAGTCTGCTGTGAACAGTGGAAAATTACCACCCGCTTCTTGCCTTACTGATTTAATATTTTGAGTTCCATATTCCACAAACTCTCTAATAGTTCTTGGAAAATCAACTCCATTGACAGTTATTTGCTCACCCTTGGCAAAAGAACCAGATGTTCCTCTCAAGTTGATGAATTCTGTTCCGCCACCAGCATCAACAAGATATCCACTAGCACCACTACTCTTGCCTTTAATGTATGATCCATCAGGCATGTCAGTGGCATCTACATCCTTATTTAAAGTTATTTTGGTATATGTTTGAACATCATATAATCTCAAATCATACTTTGTTGCTGCTCCAGAGTATGCGGCATCAGTAAGATTAAATGTATATACTCGGGCATCGCCTATTTGAGCACCAGAATCTCCGACTTTTCTATTATATAATTTAATCGTTGCTTTGTTTTGAGGAACACCAGTAACATTGTTTACTCTGAGTAAATTTCCCATTTCAAATGGAATAGTTACATTAGATTCTTTTTGAGTATCTCTTGGTTTTTCTACATCAATTATTGTTGTTCCCGTTTTTTCTACATCATATCCTCTGACATACGCTTTTCCGGGTGATATTTTAAAGCACATCAAATCTTCAGATGGCACATTTCTTTCCTCTGTTAATTCATTAGAGAAGAAAAGACCATTATTGCCCAGTCTATTATTTAATGAGTTATGAACTGATGGATCAAATGGTTCTACAGCATAATCACCTGACTCATCATATGTTCTTTCTGCCATATAATCGCGAATTTGATTATATTGCGTTTTCGTGGTAATTTTTTGAATTTTACCATTTTTTAATCTTAAAAGTTCAACAAAGTCAGTATCATTAGTATCAGATAATAACTTTTTGGTAAGAGTTAAATTTATTTTAAATCTATCAGCACCAGGTGCAGCAAAATTTGTAAATCCTTTTGCATTGTCAAATAAAGACTCATCATCTTTAGACCCAATAATTAGTTCATCAATTTTTAAACCAACTCTATACGATGGAGTATTGGTGTAGTTGTCTAAAAGTATAGTTTGTTTCGAAACATTGACAAAATATCCTCTAATGAAATAAATCCCCTTCCCAATAGACGCTGCGGAACCAATGGCAGTTGCATCAGATGATATTAAAGATGCAAACTCTGTTCCAGCAGGAATAGTGGTATTTCCATAAGTTACACTATCTACACAAGATAAAGATTCTCCATCTTCAAACGGAGTGAATTCAAAATCGTTGTCAGAATCTAGATATTTGACATAGATTGTTAAAGATTCGAAATTATTGTCATCGGCAAACTCAACACGTTGAATTTTTGCGGTAGTTCCTGATGACTCTCCTACTATTTTCTTTCCTATAAAATTTTCAATATATAATGCTACGTCTATTCCCGAACTAGTTGCATTTAATTTTACAGAATAGAATTGATTATCATAAGAAATATTTCCCGGAACTACTACAGATCCTTCCTTGAAAATATGACTACCAAAAGACTCTACCTGTCCCTGTAAAAGGGACTGTAACGTTGTTAATTCTCTTGCTTGGACTGGAAATCCTGGTTTAAATAAAACTTTGTAAAAATTCTTTTCAGAATTATAATCATCATAATATGGATTAATATTTAAATTTGTTTTTTGTGACATTTTCTTTAGAATTCCAGAATGATTTTAACGTCTTCTTTTTGGCGAGAGTCTCTCTGTATGAGAGGTCTATTATCAATGTAAATAATTTCCCCTGTCTTTTTATTTATCTCTGGATTTGCAAGTCCATCTGTAAAAGTAACTCCCAAATCAATTTCTTTAGAATTTACTGTGGTTTTAATTCCCGAAAATCCTGTGTCAATAGACCCAGTAAATGGAGAGACAGTGGAAGATGATGATTCAAATGATAGTAATTTGCTAGTAGAACTGACATTATCAACATCAGTTTGATCTTTGGTATTTCCAAAGTATAGAGATCTGTCTTGAAAATATTTTAAAACCCTAGTTTCTGAATCATATGATGCTACATATCCTTTAGCAGCACCTCCCGAAACTGATTGTGAAATCGCAGCACCAACAACTGGAGTTGAAGTAACTGAATTGAGTTTTAATGAAAATAATGACGAATAATCATTGGCGGTATAGATTGATGTGGATGAAAATTGTTGTGGATTTTTTATAATACCTACTTGAGTGAATTTTGTGTCAATTGGAAAATCTTTTGTGGAGTCATCAAATCTGGCATAAACTAATACTTTATCAGTTCCCAATTCAGTATATACATCATATCCATGACCTTTAGATGGTGGAATAATAGGAATCAGTTTTGCTGGATCTGATAAACTTCCTGACGGTTGAATTGAACCAAGATCAACAATACCATAAGTATATCCACTTCCACCGGCAGTCATAACAGCAGAAGTTATTGTTCCTGCAGAATCCACTTCAATTGATACTTTAGCACCAGTTCCATCCCCATTAATATTTACTACTCCCGAACTATAATTAGATCCACCATTAGCAATATATACCTTTTTAATTTGATTCAAATTTATGTCAGAATCTCCAGCTTCTCTAACACTTAAAATTTGACTATCAGTTGAAGTCGCCCAATCATTTGGGACAACAACATATTCAGTTGAATCAAATTTTATGATGTCACTCGGAGCAACTGAAAATAGATATTTCCAAACATATCCATCTCCACTAGTTCCAGCTGCCGTTGGTTCTAAGTCTGTAAAAGTTGGTTCATCCTTGGATACATTTCCGGTCAAATTTGTTCCCGATGAACCATTATCTATACAAATATAAACTCTAAAATCACTATTGATTACGTAATAATTTGAATCATATAATCTACTCAAGTTTGAATTTGGAGCAGGATTTGAAATACTATAATCATGTCTATACATGTCATAGCGAGTGTTAGTAGCCCAAGAAACTTTTCTTATCAATCTTCTAATATTAGAGGTTGTCACCTTTTTTCCAAATAAAGCAGTGTCTCTAAAATGGGAGTTGAATTGTAGATTATCTGTGGGAACTGGAGTATTGGTATTCCACTCACTATCTGAAGTAGTTCTACCAAAACCAGAAACTGGATTGGACGGATTTGGTAATCCCAGAAAAACATAGTAAGAGTTACTCGTGTTGGAAACCGAGTCTACAAAATTGTTTGCATTGGATATTCTAAATTGATCTGTTACTACCGCAGCCATATTAATAGTTTTTTAGATATTTATAAGGGTTAAAAAATTTTACTATAACCTTTTAGGAAGAGCACCACCATCTCTTAAACCAACACCTCTTCTTTGAATAGTTGGGAAGGTTGTCAATCCAACATCAACTACATTTCCAGTAACTGCTATGGAAACTGGAGAAGATGATCTAGAAATTCCAGCAAGTCTACCCCAAGAGAATCTACCTACAGGATTGTCAGAGTTTGATGTAGTTGCAACACCGACCACTGATGTTCCAGAATCTACATAACAAATAATAGATCCAGCAGCACCAACAGAGGAAAGTTCTTGAATGAAGTATATATTATCAATAAATGTTGTACCCACACCAACAATAGACAGATCATTATTTGCAACTGAGGTCACACCATTTCCAACTTGAGTATCAAAAATATAAATTGGATATCCAACATTTAAATCAGTGTAATTTGTTGCATCAAATCTATGCAAGTTAAATTGAATTGCTAAAGTTCCAATTCCTTGAGCATTGACGGTACTAATTCCAGTGACAATTCCAGAGAATCCTTGAATCACATCAATACTAGATACTGTTTCGATAGTGGGATTAGGAAGAGAAATAATTACATTTGGAGCAATTGTATATCCTAATCCTGGATTATTAACTGTAACTGCAGTCACAGATCCATTAGATATTGTGGCAGTTGCGGTGGCAGTGGTTCCTACTCCTACTCCAATTTCTGGAGGGGCAAGAACAGAGACTGTAGGTACTGCAGTATACCCACTACCGCCAGAGACAATATATGATGAAATTGTTCCAGCAGAAGAAACTACTGCTGTTGCAGCAGCCGATATTGGATCCGAAGAACCAGACACAATCAAACCAGATAATTCTGTTTCCGAATTGTAATCAAATAAATCTGCATCTTCTACAAATATTTCACTATCACTTGTTTCAATAGTATTAATAATTTTCGCTGTTGGGAAAACCAATGCTTCTATGGAATCTCTGTCCTTTCTAACAATTTCGCCATTAATGAAAGTATCAACTTTTTGTTTTGTCCAAGCGATTGGTTTAAAGTTTGTTTCGTCTATTCCAACTCCACCATACAGATTTGTTTCAAATTTATCTGAGAATGATAAATCAAATACAGTTCTACTATCTTGTGTTACAGTTCCATTGATTGAATTATTTTTATAAACTCTTACGCTATCACCTCTTTTAATAGTTTGATTTATATTTGTAACTAACTGATCATCATCATTTCTAGTTCCTCTATAGAAGAAAATATCAACTTTATCCTCAATTTTAGGAGCATCAGTAAAACTAAATGATGTTCCACCTTCAAATAAGTATGCCACTCCAGGATCTTGAATAACTCCATTAATGACTATTAATAATGCATTAGAAAGATTTACCCTACTTCCCTCCTGTTTTTCAAAACTTAAGAGTTCCTCATTATAGAATAATGGGAATCTAGTTCTTGTTCCATCTTGGAAATTTGCAATTGAATCAATAAAATCAAATTCTCCAAATTGCCAACAAGCAAAGGAATCATCAAATACTTGTTCAACTGTGAATAACAATTCAGAAGTTGTTGAAGACAAAGTGCTATGTGTAACTAAACCAACAGGTCTAATAACATCTCCTTTTCTAAATCCATGTCCGTTTCTTGCAATGGCAAAACTAGTTACTTCAAAAGTATCCGACCCTATTCCAGTAGTAGTTGCAGCACCAACTCCAATATCAATCAATAATCCTGAACCACTTAATGTAGTGTTTCCAAGTCCCAACCTTGAGACTCCCTCTATTTCGAGACCTTCATAAGTTGGTTCAGAAACAATTATTTGAGGAGCGGAGTATCCAGATCCTCCATTTCCAACTACAGTAAGGGATAAACTTCCGCCAGCTCCAACTAAAGCAGTTGCTGACACCACTGCAGCAGCACCGGTGTGTCCATCCTCATGAACGCTGACTCCAATAGATACTAATCCGTTATATCCAGATCCAAAAGTTCCTCCGGTCAATGCTGTAGTAAATCCTGCTATGGAACCACCAGCACCAACTACAGCACTCACTGCAGCACCAACTAAAGGTGCATATCCTGTTCCACCAGAAGAACCTAAAGAAACTATTACTCCTCCTCTGGGAAGTTGATTTTGATTAATATCAATATCCGATACTTGACGAGATCCATCTGCGGAAGTTATCCCGCTAAAAATAACACTTGTTATTCCTGTGGTGCTGAAATCATCAAATGTGAAGTTATTAAATGGATTATTAGCAGTTGATGGTGTTTGGAAAATTCCATTAATGAACAGAACTCCATTACCACCGGTGCTTCCAATTCCCGTAGTATTTGCACCACCAACTGTTAATGTAAATGTTGCACCTATTCCAGTAAATTCACTAGAAATATCATCATATATTTGATTGGTGTCATAATTGTTTCTTAAAAATACTCTTCCAGTAAAATCTGCAGTTTCTGGTTCTAAGTTACTTGAATCTCTTTCAATTGTCGAAGATCCTCTAGGGGGATCCACAAAATGTATTTTGGAACCAACAATATTATAAGAACCCTTATGAATTCTAACTTCACTTCCATCCAGATGAGAAGTTGCTATAGATCCAACCACACCTCTTTTAACTTGAACTATAGTCGATTGTCCAATTCCTGTTATTGGTCCAACTGAAATGGTTCCAAAACCTATATTTTCAATCTTCATGAATTCATCATTAATTTTTAGAAGATCCGTTGGAATTATTGTAGAAATTCCACTTAAAGCAAATATTGTAGATGCTGTTCCAATTTGTCCACCGACATTTCCAGATAGTGTATGTGCAATTGGAGTGAATTTGAGAGGGTACTGACCAATCCCATCCAATGTTATTATGGTTTTTTCATTGCCCAATAACATTGCCAATTCGTGAGCGTTTCCTTCACCAGAAGATCCAAAGGATACGTTTACACCTGCTTCTGCATTTGCTCTAGTTGTGGCAAGTTTAAATTCGTCATCATTTTCTCTAATAGCATATACAAGTGATGGTAATGGGGTGCCACTTCCATATGTCATTGCAGTTGATCCAACTCCAACAAAAGTTGCTTTGGGAGTGTATGACAACTCTTCACCGGTTCTAAAGAAGTGATTTTCTATGGTGAATGTTCCGGTGGAGAGATTCAATTGAGTAGAATCTTGGGGATTAAAAGATTTTGCAAAAATAGGTACTTTATTGTTTCTTGCAATAAAATCAGTTTTATTAATTCTTTCGCCGTTTACTGAATTATAAAATTTAACTTTAAGTGACTGAGTGTTATCTCCATATTGAAGTTCTGGAGCAATGTTAATCGAATCCAACTCTGTATAAAGAATTTCATTAAGGGAGGAAACCTGCAGATTTGATGTCATTGCTGCATCAGGATAAAACTTTAATATAAAGTTTGCTCCGGAATACTCTACACCAAATGTTCCCATACCACTTCTTCCATCGGTTACGCCTATTCCTCCAGCAGAAAGGAAAGATGATTGTTGAACATAAGTATCGAAAGATTTATCTTGTAAAGCCAATACATTATGAACTGCTTTTGTTGAACCCATGCTCACTTCAACCACTGATTTAACAGAATTAAATAAATTCCTATCAAAACTGATAACTGTCGTCGCGGCAGCAGAAACTGTAGTTTCATACGCAGATCTAATTACTGCACTTCTTTCCGCACCCTCTGGTTGAGATGGTGTTATAAATCTGTGAATTCCTGTGCCTACTGATGTTGTTCCAAATCCAACGATTCTTGATTTCAACTGAACATCATTTGCAGTATCATTTGTATAATTTAAATTGAGAACACCAGAACTGATATTTGCACCAAAAGATCCAATAAAATTGAAAGAAGAACTATTTTCTCCAGTATCAAAAAATGATTCTGCAAGAAATGTGTTTTCTCCGTCATGAGTTATGTACAACTCAACAAAATTTAATTCATCAGTATTAGATTGAATAATTTGTGTATTGACATGCAGTGATGTAAATTTATCCGTTGCAACTCCAATAATAGAACTTGTTATACCGGAACCTCCGGAAGTTACAACTCCAGCAACATTAGTTATATCAATAAATCCAATTGAAGTTGTTCCTACACCAGATGTAGAGGAACCAAAAGTATTTTTAAGATATTTAATATCATAATCAATATCTGTTGAATTTTTGGGAGTGAATCTGAGGAAATTATTATCTGTAACAGAGAAAGTTCCATAAATTTCATCTACTACTGAAGTTAAAGATGATCCAATATTGGTAATTTCACCTTTCTCCAATAAGAAGTTGTCTCCACTATTGTTGCTAATAATAGTTAATTCTGCTAATTGAATTTCGCTATTATCAACATTAGTTACTCTGATTAATACATCGTCATAAGAATCGGAATTGGCAAATTCAAAGATGTCAACAAATTCATTGTTAGTAACATTATCATCATTTGAGAATGAATCTGAAATATCATCTATTTTCAATACAATATTACTTTTAGAGAGGGTAAAATCTGTTAATTTTTTTGCTTTTAATTTTAAGAACTTAGATTGAGATCCTATGACATCAATGTCCAATACATTATCAAAATTGTAAATTGTGTCCACTCTAAGTTCTTCTAGTAAATCACGAACAACAGTTAAATTACTTGAACTATCAATTTCAGCATTAGCAGTTGATGATATTCCAATATCAGCAAAATTCTTAAGACCACTAGTATGAACAAGACTATTAACCGGAGTTCTTAGTTCTCTCCATTCAATAGGACTCTTAATGGTATAAGAAAGATTTTGGTAGTAATTATTATCTGGAATAACTTGATCATCAAGACTCAGTTTTCCAATATTATCATCCCATCCAATATTTTGTCTGCTCGAAAAATCAACTTCAAACCTTCCTTCATTTTTTGTGATATTTTCTATGACAGCAATATTTCCACTTGTTTGTCCTTTGAGAACGTCATTTGTAGACAATTCAAAAGTACTACCTGATATTTTTATATTGCTCGCATCAATACCAGATATTTGCATATCAGATGTAGATCCATTAACGCTTAATTTTTCTCCAATGGCAAACTGAGTCTGTTTTTGATTGACAGCAAATGATGGATAATCAGATTTTTTTATAATCGTTCCAAGAGAATCTTGAACAGTTTTTGCTGTGCCCGTATTGGTTGTTAAACTACTTAAATTGATTGTTACTTCATCTTGAGTAACGGTTCCAATAAAAGATGAGTTTTTATATTCTTCAACAACAAAAAACTGATATCCATAGTCTGCAGAATTAAATCCTGAACCTGCGGCACCAACTTTTTGAATTCCTTCGATAAAAACTTCTTCTCCAACACTAAACACATCAGTAGAAAATCCAAGAACTGGTGTTGTCAATTTGCATATAAATTTAGTATCAGACTGTTGAGAAATTTTTTGAATACTAATTCCATTAGTATTTTCTTCGGCAAAAATTTCTACTGATTGTGATGGAAGACCTTTTGGTTCTTGAATAATTTTAACTTCATTTATGGAATTTCCGGTAAGATTTGCTTTTAAAATACCACTATCAATTGTTTGTTTTGTAGATGTGTTTACAATTACAAGTTTTGGTGGAGACGTGTAATTTTTTCCTCCACTGATGACACTAACAATTCCAACAGTATTTGAATCTTTAACAGAAACTACTACTGGTATATTTGCGTTTGGTTGAAGTGTTCTATCAGAGGAATATTCAAATCCCTGATTTATTATTCTGACCCTCTTTGTATTGCCAATTAAACTAGAATTGGCAACCAAATAGGCATCCTTTGCCGTTGTATTTGAAGAACCAACAAAACTAGGCAAACTCTTATATCCAGATCCTCCAGAAACAATATTAATCTTATTAATAGGACCTTCAACGTTTAATGATTCTGTAGTATATTCTAAAGAGGAACACTCACTAGATTTATAAAACAACCTTTCAGGAACTTCATTGAGGGCAATATTGAATGTAGTTGCTGCTACTCCAGAAATTTTGTATTCGGAATTATAAGAACTATCAATATAAAGTATTTCGGAATAATTTTGAACCTCAGTGTCTGCTGTGCTAATGTAACCTGATTTCTCTAAATTATAATATAATCTCGTAGGTAATATATTGGTAAGATCTGTATTATAATTGATAGTTAATGAAGCGTTGACACTAACTCCAATAGTTCCAACTCCTGCGATAGTTATTCCACTAGTAGATCCTGTAGAAACAAATTCGTTATTAAATTTATTATCATAATAAATTTTAAAATCATATCCAGATAATGTGGAATCTGACAAATCAAAAATTGCACTATTATCTTTTATTATTGCAATTCTCGGATTGATTGGAGAAATTGTCTGCTCTCCTCCCCCAGTGTTTCCAATACTTACAATAGTTGGAGGATCTAATTTTGCATCGCTAAGAGTTTCTGCTAATTGAATGATATTTTCATTAACTCTATATGCATAATAGGATCCTGTGGTTAATCCTGAAGCAGGTAATGATGCTGCATAACTAACTTTATCTCCAGTTTTTAATCCATGAGAAGATATTGTTATTTGATTTGTAGTGATGTCAATTTCAGATGGATCAATTGTAAGAGGATTTATTAAAATGTTGTCAGAAACAATATCTCTTTTTACGACTATCGAGGCATCCGTTCCTACTCCGGAAACAAGTTTTGGTTGAATATTTAATTTGATGATGTCATTCGTCGATAACTGATGATAAGTAGAACCCGGTGCAATAGTTGAAAATCCTACAGTAGAAATAGATACAACAGAATTTATTCTTTGAACTCTGGATTTTTTCTGATTTTTTATACTTTCAAATAGATACTCATCACTATCATTTCCATTATTGCGGAAAAATACTTCGTCAAATTCAGATCCAATTCCAGTTTTAATTCCAACTGAGTTAATTGTTTTTCTTACAATGTATACTGTGGTAGTAATTCCAGATGCTGGTAAATTAAATGGCGTTCCAGTTGGTGAAGTTGAAACTGATATTGCTCCACCAGTAGGAACAATCAAATTAACCGGTTGATTTGATGTAAAAGGATGATTTTCAATGTAAATTCTCTTAGTTGGAATATCTCTAATAATAGAAGAATCACCAAATGTGAATGTCATGGAACTGGATATTCCAACAGTGGTTCCAACACCAACAGATTCTTTTGGATTGAAATATATTTTATCATTAACTGCAGATTCAAAATAATTTACATTTTTGGATATTGTAAATGAATCTGGAATGTATGAGATTTTTGTTGTGGCAGTGTGAGAAGTTCCTGTTAAACCTCTCTTGACTCTAAGAATATTTAAGTTGGGGAATATATTTAATATCTGTAAAGTTTCTGAACCAATTCCAACACTACTACCAACAGAAATTGAATTTGGTATTTGAGATACATATATTTCTGTTGTGGCTGCTCCTGGAGATGCATCTGTTCCAACTATTGCTGAGGTAAGATTTGAATAGAAAGATGAAATTCCAATCTGAAAGTTTCCATTTAACTCCGATAAGGAACTACTAAATCCCGAAATAGTGACGTATTCTTTATCTCTAAGATTGTGTTGGGGTAAGATTGAAACTTTTATTTCATTTTCCCCATTCCAAGTAAAAATAGAATTTTCATAAGTTTCTATAGAAGTTTGTATATCATCTATATTTTTTCCCAATATCGATGATACTTTTGCAATAATTCCATCCCCACCAGTATTGCTGCTGTCAAAATTTAAAACGTCATTTACTTTATATCCTGTGCCAGAATTAGTAATGTCAATTTTTTCAATAGGACCTTCTGTTACAGATTCAATAATTGCTTTTTGTCTTGAAATTTCATTTGTTTCAATTAAGAAATCATTATCCGCAAAAGGATCAGATACTCTATATGGGAAAGTATTTCTCAGTAATTCTGAATTTTTAAAATCAAATTCTTGATTTAAAGTTTTATTTTCATCTAAAGTATTTGATCTATAAGTGTTGCCAATAAAATATGGGAATTGTGGATTTCCGCTATTGTCGATAGTAGCAAAATATGCATAAACTCCATTAGGATAATCTAATGTTTTTACAAATTTTCCATTATGTACATCTAAATCTCCAGAATTAGTATATTCATAATCCTCAACAAAGAATCCATCACTAAATCCTGAAGGTCTATCATTAATATTAGATGAATTTTCAATATAACCGGAAGTTAAACGATTCGGATCAGAACTTGTGTTGAATGGATCTACAGTTCCAAATGGGCCATATATTGGATTTCCATCATAAGCCCACCCAATTATGCCAGATACTTTGGATTGACTTTCATCAAAAGTGGATCTTAAATCATCATAATATCCACATATGGAATATTGTAATTTTCCATTTTTTTCTTTAAGTATTTCATTTCCATATTTGTTTATATTATTTACTCTTAATTGTCTAATTTTGGTATCAAATTTTGCTCCAAATCCACTAGGCATTACTTTAATCCCAGTTGAAGTGCTGGAGTACCCTATTCCAGTATTAATGATTTTAACATCTGTTATTTTACCTTCCGATGATATTACTGGTCTCAATATTGCTCCAGATCCAGATCCACTATTATCAAACACTTCCAAGTCTGGAGCTGAAAAATATTCAGACCCTCCAAATTGAATATTGACGGAGTTAATATTTCCATTAATTATAATTGGTTTTAACTGAGCATCTTTGCCATTTTTTATAGTAACTAATGGTTTTCTTTCAAGATTAATAGTGCTGGAACCATACCCAGTTCCAGTTTCATAAAGGTATGCATCAATTACCTTTCCTTTTACAACAGGAGTAGCCGTAATTGATTTGTTTTCTGTGATTGTTCCCAATCCTGTAGAAGTAAATTCAATTGAAACCGTAATGTCTGGATATGCAAAATTTTGATATCCAACCCCAGTTGATGCAAGTTTGGAATAATTTTTTCTTTCATAATTTGATGGAGATGTTCCTCCGACTCCAACATCTGCAACTCTAAAAGAATCATCATCAATTTTTATAATTTTATATTGAACAGATGTAGTTGATATTCCTGTTGATGTTGTTAATCCAGCAATTGGTGTTCCATCAGAGGAGTATAAAACTACATCACCGTCAGCAAATCCGTGATCTATAAAATTAATTAAGTCTTTGGATGTTGATATTCCACTTGGTTTAACGATTAATTTTCTATTAGTATATCCAGATCCACCATCAATAATATTAATAGAAGATATGGTTTTAGTTTTTTCATTAGTTTTAAATTTATGAATGCCTGTTGTATAAAGAGTGCTTAATCCTACAATATTTGTATTTGAGGAATAATCGCTAAAAGTTTCAAATAATTTAATGGTGCTGCTATTATCAACTTTCACATAGTAAGATGCTTTGTCAACAAGAGAAGATGTTCCAATTCCAACTCCTATCCCCAAATTTCCATTAGCATCATATATTACTTCTTGTCCATTAACAAAATTATGATTGGATAAGAATGTAATTTGATTGGTATTATTATCAACTCCACCATTGTTTGATGTCAATTGTCCATCAAAAGACACTTCTCTAACTTTTTTTCCAACAATTGCCTTAAGATTTGCTCCGCTGCCATTACCACCTATTACTTTCACCGATTTGACTTCATCTATATCAAAATCTAAAATGTCAATATCAACTCTTTCAATGGATCCTTGAACTACTGGACGACATAATGCTGTGGTTCCAAGTCCAGTAGAAACTACTACATTAGGCAAATTAATTACATCATAATTACGTCCACCATTTAAAACATTTATAGATTCTAATGGACCATAGTATACTATGTCATCAGATTTATAATTGGCAATTTCTACGCCATTAATTAACATTCCAGTCGAATTTCCTGGTTCAGTTAATTCATTAACTCCGTTTTTATTATTGGGAGGTAATGGAAACTTTTTAAATATTTTTTGCGGAGCAATTTCTCCAGATTTATGTTCAAATAATGTAAAAGTATGTTTTCCAATCCCAGAAGATGGGGTTGAAAATGTTACGTAATCTTCTGTTCCAACAAAAACTCTAGAATTATATAATTTAATTTTTTTCTTATTATTTGGTATAATTTCTACAAAATACGATCCTTCAATTAAACCGACAAGAGGATCCCCATCTGGTTTGTAAAAAACTCTATCTCCAGTTACGAATGGAGCATCATCTGCAAAAGTTATGGTTGTAAAATTATTTAAAGTATTAAGATCCCCCAAACTACCTTCAGAATCAATAGATGCAGAATTAATTTTCTTAGTTATTTCATAAGTAAATGATGTAGTGATTCCTGTTATTTTTGATGGTAAAGAATTGGATGCAACATATGCATGTTTTCCATCTAAATCAGTATAAACATTTTGTACATCACCTGTAATTACATTATTTCCAAATTCAATAGGAGTAAATTCACTACTAACTTTATTAATTTTTCTTCTTAGACCATATTCTACAGAACTGTCCGCATTAAACGTAAAATTATTTAAACTAATCGATTTGTTGTCTGAGGAGATGTCAGTTACGGTTGTGGGAGTAGATGATGTTGGATATACAACTTTTCCATCATCACTTCCACCTTTTTGAATAATTTCAACACTATCACCTTTTTTTAAACTGGATTTATCAATTTCGCTTTTTAAGGTTAATGTTAAATTATTACCAAAACTTTCTACTTCAAAAGTTGAACTAGTATTGTAAATCCAAGAGTTAGCAAAAATTTCTTTATTTGTTTTTTCTCCAGTATTTGGATTTTCAATTAAATCGCCAATATTTTTAACTGAAATAACATCATTTTCAGAAACTGTAAGTTCATTAGATACTTGGAAAAATTTTGATAATACTCCAGTCAATCTTATTTCAACTTTTTTATTTGGATCTCCACCTTCAAATCCAAAATAAATTTCGTTAGATCTTATATTACTTGCTGCAGAAATAGTTTCACCTATTCCAGTGCATCCAATAAATTGATTGATACTTTTATCAGTATAACTAACGCTATTAATACCAGATATAACCATTCCGGTTTGTGCAAAACCGATTGTTGAATCGACAGTAATAACTGATGCTCCAATGGCAACAGTTTCTATGTTTTTTGTACTTGGAGTTATATTAAAAGTTCCCTCAATAGTGGAAGATTCGTCATATCCAACAAAAAGAGAAAGTTTAAAGTATTGTTTATTTTCTCTTGTAAATGGTTCTATTTCTGATATTGCAGCAGTTGTTCCAGAATCAGTGGATTTTACTATTGTTTGACCAACGAGTTTTGAAGGATCTCCACTAATAACTTCGGCAATAGCAACTTCTCTTCTCAAATAGTTTGAAGAAGATGGTTTAATTAAAAATTCTTCTAAATTAACTACTCTAGGTGTTGCACCGTAAAGAACATTAAACAAAATTCTAAATGATTCATCAGTCCCTTTTGACTGATAAAATGATCTTGCCTCTTTTATAAAGTTTCCAGCATCTAATTCTTTTACAAAATCAACATCTTCTAAACCAGGAGCAAAAGTAAATTTTAATTTTTTATAAAAATCTTTTAAAAATAGAGAACTTAAATTATGAACTACATCATCTTTTGAGTGATCTTCTCTTGAAGAATCTAAAAATACAAGTTCTTCTTGATTTAAATCACTATGATATGAAGTGATGCCACTAAAACCACGTTGGCAACCAGTAAATGAATTTGTAGTTATGCCAGTATAGGTTATAACTTCATTGTTTATCTTAAAGAGACCATATTCATTAGGAAACCCTTTAGTGCTGTTTACGGCGATTGTAGTGTCCGTAGAGGTAATTCCTGATGTAGTGCGTGTAGTGTCAACTATTACTTCAGGTGTTAAATTATCAAGTTTGAGATATTGATCTAGATTATCTGTAATATCAGTTGGACCACCTTGATATTCTTGAGAAATATAATATTGCTTTAAAAATTCTACCGATTTTGGATTTTCATCCAAAACAAATTCGGGCAACTGACTATCGATAATTTGTTGAACCTTTACTTTGGGTTCAAATCCAGTTTGTATCATATTACTCTCTTATTAAATTTCCGTTTAAGTAACTTGATGTGTAAAAATCTCTATTAAATACCGTTCCCGATATTTCATCTCCCGATGCAATAACATCCTTCACCATATTTATTGTACTTGCAGAGACGTTAAAATTAAGGTACAAATCTTTAAGTCCAACAATATCATTTGATTCTGGAAATGCTTGAATTTCAATTATATTATTTTGAAGTTCTGTTGAGGTAATTTTTATTGTATTGAGATTTATTTCACCTTTCATATAATCAATTGTTCCTGCTGATTTCACAACAACTTTTATATTTTGACTATCAAGTGGTTTTACAATTGATAAAATTCCAGTTCTTCCGTCAAGATTTGGAATGTCTGTCAAATAAACAACATCAGGATCATTTGCAATATTAAAACCTGTTGATTTGATGTTATATCCACCATTATTTACGTGAAATCTGTTTCCATAACACAATTCATACTGGGCAAATTGATTTATAACTGCTTTCAGATCTCTTCTAATTTTTATTTTGGTAATATTGGAGGTTATTGACGTATTTGTGTTGTCAATAATTTGCTGAATTTTGCTATATTTAAATCTACCGCCAAATTTATTAATATCCACCGAATTTGAGTACTCATTTAGCGAATTAAGGACACTTGTTCTGAGTGTTTCAACAGTTGATATCCGAGAATAGTCATAATAAACAGAAGAATCGATTTCAACATAAAGAATTTTCAAATCTGTAATTTTTTGATTAATTCCAGAGACTGTATATTGCTTCAATTGTGATAAAATTCTAGATTTATTGAAATCTGAGACAAAAGTTCCGTTTTTTGGTTTTATACTAATGTTTACAGTTCCAAATTGTGGTGGTTCCATCTCTTCTCCACCAACAATCGCCACAGATTCGGTGTCTGGGTAGATCATTTTGATAATTGCTTCATAATCACGACCAGTGACTGCTCTTGATTGTGCAGAATATATTTTTGGAGCAAAATATCTAACAGAATCGATTGATTCTATTTCAGACCCGTTTTGGGATTTCTGATTTGTGGTGATTGTTATTGTAGATGGATTAATATTATTTCCATCAGAGGTTAAAAAACTTCCGGCAAGAGAAAAATTACTAACTCCGTTGCCATCAGAACCATTTGACACAATATAATTTGCTGTTATGATATTTCCATCAGAATTTAAATCAGTTCCAAGTTTTTTTCCGATTAATCCATCACCAAAAAACAGTTGATACTTTTCATCTTGCACTTCTTGTATGAGATAAATCTGAGAACTCGATTTTACATTGATAATATTGTCAACTAAAGAGTATTCAATCCCTAAACCTGTATCATTCTCTTTTTTAATGTAAACTTTAAGTGTAGAGGTGTCTACAAAAGAGTTATTAAGGATAAATTTTTGATCGAGAGATCCATCATATAGAAATTGTTTTGTTAAATATGTCCCTTCATAGATTTCAATGTTATTAAACGTTGCAACCCCATCAACAAAATTTCTGGTAATATCTTCTGGTATTGAAAATACAAAATTGCTATTGGAACTAGTTCCAGTGCATACGAGACCTCTACTGAGGGTCACCTGCGCGGATGAATCTCCATCGGGTCTTTGCACTGAAAATGAGATTTGTGCCCTTGCAGAGGTTCTAGAGCGAGGCACATAACCAATATTTCTTGCCAGTGATACAACATTCTCTCTGAGAGTTGCAGAATCCAAGAAGGATTCATTCACAATCATATTTGAGTTGAATGCTGTGATATATGTGTTATATGCTAGCGTGTCTATTAAGACAGAAAAGTTAGATCCCTCAAAATCAAAGTCAGTGAAATTAGAATTTGCACGGAGATAATCTTTGATGGATGACTTTATCTGATCAAAGTCTAGATTTGTATACTTAGTAAAAGGCATATTATCTTGTTGCCTCTAATAGGAACGAATATTCTTGAGTTGGAAACTCCTGACCAATAATATCAAATATAACAGTTACATTGAATGAATTTTGATCTGGACGAGGAAAAACATTTACCTCTACATTTCCTATTCTTGGTTCAAAATTTTCAAGTGAAACTAAAATTTGATTTTGAATTGCTGATGCAGTACCAAAATCCACAAATTCAAATAGACTATCCCTAACTTCAGATCCAAATAATGAATTGAAAAACCTTTCTGTTGGGATAGTTTCCACAATATTCCTCACCGATCTACGAATCGCATTTTCATTCTTTAGAACTAGTAGATCTTTGGTGACAGGATGTGCATCAAAGGACAAACTAATGTCCTTGAATGCTCTTGATATCCTTTGGATTGCCATTTACAAGGAGTTTTTATTTATTTATAACTCAATAATTGGGAATTTGATCCTCATTTTTACGTTCTTTGGCAGTTTTCCAGAAATAATTCTCATCATTTCCGAGTCCATCGCGATCATGTCCATTTTCTACCTGATAATAAACGGTAGAAACCTTAAAATCTGGAATTTTTGGTGTTTCTGGAGTCAAACTATTGTCAAAGATGCGAGTTCTGTTGTTTGGATAGAGGCAGAATTGCCCATTATCAAGTTCAATTAGGTTATGAGACTTGTGTTCTGATGGATTTTCACTGGTGGAGTAATCAACGGCATCAGAATCTTGGTGATAATTGTCAATTGTACAGATGTAGGTGCCGGTCTGAGTGCCATAGTCACGAGTATAGACCTCATAGTGCATAGAACCAATGAATTGCTTCTGAATAGTCGTGACACCATAGTCCATACAATTCCAGAACTGAAGGTTATGTAACTCCATATCCGGTGTTGGTTTTTCTGGAGACGAGACAAACGCACTAATTGGCAATTTATCATACATTGCCGCATATTCTGGAAGATACGTTTCAAAATAAAAAGCACGTCCAGGAATCGATTTAACCGATACCCAGACGCCCTTTACAAATTCACCGTGTCCACTTTGATGGTCAGTGAGATATTCTTTTCTTACCCATACTTCATAGGCAGGTAAATTAGAAATCAAACAAGACATGTAAAAACATAATAGTTGATACTATCTATTATTTTCCCTGACCTCTATATCTTTTACGAGCCGCGTTTCTGGATGTAGATGCATATTTGGTGTGCTTACCTTTACCTTGACGAGTTTTTTTCGGAGTCGATTGAATGTTTTGCTCACCATTGAGTCCGACTTTTGATCTTACTGCCATAATGTACTAGTCCTCTGTAATAATTTCAGTTGTAATGCTACCTGGATCTGGATGACCTGTCTGATAATATTCAATTGCAAGATCATCCATTCTATCGAAAAATTCTATCATACCTAAACGATCATAAAGAATCTTTCCATTTACAAGAATTCTGTGAAATTCTTGACGTGCCATTATTAAATAACCCGTGTCTTTTCGTGACCAACGCGAACGCGAGGATCACACCAGATTTCGTAACCTGCCTCTTTTGCATCAAGGCAGAACGAGACATCCTCACCACACATGTCCTGTACTTCGCCACTTTCGAAGACCTGCATCTTCGGAGCAAACCAAGGATACTTCATCTCCTTATTCTCCCAGACTCCGTACTTAATGAGCAACCACCCAAATCCTGCATAGTCTACGGTGAATGGAGATTTGCGCTTGGAGATGCTTTCAACTGTTTCATGGTTCATGACTCCACCATTGTTGCGGAAGTCGTCCTCGTCCATCCAGTGTGCCACTGAGGTCGTTCTGCCGTCCTCTGTCGCATACCATCCAGATGCAATGTCTTGATCCATGAGAATCAATTGCCAGAACTTTTCAGTATTAAAAACAATATCGCTGTCAATCCACAACTGATAATCATATTTTAATTTTCCGTCCCATGGCAGTTGGTCCGGACCACGCAGTACATTAGCACCAAGGCACTTGCATCTTGCAAAGTTTACCATGGAGGAATAATCCTGCGAAATCTGGATACTTGCTCCTGACTGCACCAAGTCAAAGCAAAGTTGTACAAAATTCTTCAGATACGTATATGAAACTCCGCGACCTGGCAAGCAGAAGACAATTGCCTTGCCCTTTACCATTTCTTTTGCCTTGTCGTAGTCCCACTCTTGTGCTGCTTTTTTAACCGGCGATTTTGCCTTTACAGTAAATCCTTTTGCCATAAGAATAACGATTTTACTTTCGAATCATACAACATTATATAGCGGTTGTCAAGAATCCTTTTCTTCTGTCAGAATAATCTCATTGCCGTCAACCAACCACCTTATTTTGGTGCCTTCGTACCATTGCATTTCGTTTAAGATTATCTCTGGCACTGTGATGTGATAATCTCCAGTTACAGGATCGACCTCTATTTCACTAAAAATTTTCTCGGAATTTTTTTGCATATACGCGAACCCTACACTTGATTTTATATAGCGAAAAAAATTTTTATATCTCTTGAATTTTTATCGTGCTCTTGGAAACCTTTGTAGGTTAGGGGAGTCATGCGGTTTTATAAACGCCCCCCCTTAAACGGGGGGACTGCTGTATTAACGAACGACTGCTAATCCTTACACTGTTGTGAACTTAGTATTGTTGAAGTTAGCAACACTGAAGCGACGACGATCAACGAACTTATATGTACCCAACTCTGTGGAGTAGACATAACCCTCTCCGGAGACTTCATCCTGCCCGATGAATGCTCTGGGACCTACATTGCGGCACTGATACATCAACTCTTCTTTCAAAATTATCATCAACCCGTACAGGTGCATAAGTGACTCATTACCCAGGAAATCCTCATTTGTCATAGGATAACCTTCGCGAATAGACTTATTCACATTACGCTTAATCTGTTCTGCTTCCTTGTTAGTAACGAACGTGGTCTTAGCATACACCTGACGAATCAAGTCTAAGATCGGAGGCATCTCAAACGCGGTGTGGTCGTAGTTATATTCACCGCTCCATGTGTATGCCTTGGGAAACACGAACTTACAGTAAACTGTGTCGGTGATGATGAACCTCATTGGTTCTGCCACAGCATCACGCAGGTCAGATTCTGCCGTGTAAAGTGTATGTGGAGCAACGATGATTTCAGCGTCTACAATACCATCGAACTGATAGGTGATTGTGTTCGGTGTGTATTCATCAGACCCACCGAATCCGATAAAGTCTCCCTGAAAAATACCGCCGTTACGTGGCAGATAATCAAAACATTTGTGGAGAATAGTAGCAACCTCACCAGTGTGGTTTGCATCAATGTCCTGATGAGATTGGTTGATTTTAATCTTCACTTTGTTGAAGACTGATTTGGTCCCCACAAAAAACTTACCGGTCGCAGGGTTGGTTCCCCATACGATGGCAGGTGCTCCGTCAACCTTCACCGAAAGGTCACCCTTAAGGCGCAGCGATTGCAGGAACGAATCGTCACCGGTGAGGATGGTGTCTTCAGGGTGCTCAAGGTGAAGGATCTTTGTCATGTGGTTCAGTTCGTTTGTTTTCTTACAATAGTCGGTCAGGGGTCGTTCTGCCGTGGCAGTGTGCCACTATGCCAGTCGCATACCCGAACGGAATTCGGTGGTGGTGAAGTCGGTGCCAGTCCAGAGACGGACGAACCAAGTCCAGTTCTTTTGAAACACGCTTTCGCCAGAGTATCCGTGCTCTGCTAGGATTGCGTTGAGTCTGCTCTTAGTGGTCTTGCTCTGCCGCCCACCATCACGCAGGATGATGGCATTGTCGTCAACCTCAGCAATGAGGTGCCCGTGGAGATAGACCTTCGAAACTCCGTCGATGGTTTCAACCCGTGTGTTGTCTTTGCCCCAATCGGTGCCCTCGGTGATTGCTTCGTTCATCTGGGTTTCGATTTTACGCATGGTTGGTTGAATTCCTTTGACTCTTTTACAATAGACGATTTTGGGACCTGTGCCAAAAATGTGTGACACTAATCCGACTGTCACATCCGGTCTATGCTGCGCTGGATTGTTTCGTTACGCTCCTGCATGATTTGCACCATATCAGAATCCAGGAGATCAATGAGAAGATTCGCACCCAGCAGGATGACAATGGCAGAGAGAAAAATACGCATGATGTTTGTGTTACTTAAGGGCAGAGAGGTTAGTGTCAGTTACCGAAGAACTCATCGTGACAATCAGCAACGAAATCAATCAGTTCATCAGTTGCATCAATTGCAAAACGATCACATACCCAATCGACGCAATCGTTCAGGGAAGGCATCATCTCCAACATGTACTGAGAGAGGTCTGATGCAATCATTTCCTTTAGCATTCTCATGTCCTCCTGCAGAGCATAGGTGCAAGGGTCGGTGTAGGTCTGCATTTCGTTGTTTTTGATCATGTGTATACAATACACGGTTTTGAGGGTCGTGCCAAAAACGTGTGACACTTATCCAACTGGTCAGGCAGCCGGATCAGTTTGTGTTACTTTCCTCCAACATATCTGGATAGAATTCTTCTACTTCCGTAATCAATTCTTTCACGGAATACTTATCATAATTCTCATTCAAATAATCATATGCTAATTGACACAATCCATCGGTGTCCATACCATCAATAATGCGATTGATCATGTCCTCTTGAAGTTTGTCACGGTCGATGATGTTATCAGTCATGGAGTTTGTGTCAACGAAGGTGGAAACGAAAGACATTAGTTTTCAGGAAATTCTTCAAGTTTGGCATCAGCAAGTGCGGCAATCATTGTCCACACTTTCTCTCCACTTAGGAGGTTTTCAGTGCAAATATGTTCGACAGAATCTTCAATCAATTCCATCACTTCAATTGCCTGAGATTGCAGTTGTTCGTTCATTGTTTTAAAACGTGCTGATAGTTAATAGAAAGGATGCAATGTGCCGCATCGTTTGTGATCTCTTCGATTAGATCATCTTCATCATCTGCTTCCCAAATTTCACCAATATAATTCTCAGCAAGTTCCTCACTTGTTAATGGTTCAAGTGAAGGATCGTAGATGCTCTCATCAACATCAAACTCAATTTTTGTGATTTGAAATTGCATTGTTCTCAATAGTCAGTGTTTCCTTTAATGTATTCTTCAACATCGAATTTATCTTCTTTCTCCCATTCTTCTTTGTATTCAATCACATCGAAGATCTCACCGGGAGCATCAGCAATTTCAGACCAAAGTTCATCAAACATGAGTGAATTTCTCAACTGTGAATACAATACACGATTTTGGTGCCCTTTGGTGAAATGGTGGGCACCTTACCAACTGTCACATGTCTGCCATCATTTCACAAATAGCGAGACCATCAACTTTAACATCATCCCAACGACAACCGTCAGGGGTTTCTTTACTACCACACTCCCAAAGAATGTTCACAAGTTCCTGATAGTTTGCACATTCCCTTGCTTGGTGATACAAACTCTCATCATTTCCAATCCAGAGAGCAACATTCCAGGTTTCCCAATTTGCCCAACCGTTGTAACCTTGCATTTGGTGAATTCCTGATGACTTAACTACAATACACGATTTTGGACCCTGTGCCGTGTGCTTGTGACACTTTGCCGACTGGGAGGCAGCCGACCGGTTTGTGTTACTTAGCAGGGAAATTACGGCAGACAGCATCACATAGACGCCGCACCAGTTCTTCACACAATTCTTGAGAAATAATGCCACTAAGTTCACCATCAACAATGCAGTCAATATCTTCCATTAACTGCTCACGACTCATTAACATTTCCAGATGAGGATTAGGGACGAAAGTGTTCATTTAAGAAAACAAATTTCTCAACTGTGTACACAATACACGAAATATTACCCTTGTGGGGATTTAGTGGACAGTTTCCGAACTGGCACACTAGTATACGTCTGCAGTCTCCTTTATGCTAACATCGACGTTCTCGTCACCTTGAAGATCTAGGATTTCTCGCCAATCCAGCATCTTGAGGTCGAGGTCTTCATAACATTCGATGTCTAATGTTACACTTACAATGCGCTTGTGTGCATACATGGGAATCTCGTGCGATGTTTACGTATTGTATCATGCATAATGTCTATATGCAAGTGCCTGATAGTCTGTGCTATCTCGTGCATACTCGTCGTCTAGATCATATGTGTATGGTGACACATTATGATATGCATATGTCTCGTCGAGATAATCATGGCATGACATCTCGTAGTCCCATATGTATGATGTTTCGTAATCGTTCATGGTTCTCGTCGAGATTGGATGATTATGATATGAGTATAACAGATATCTCGTCGAGTGTCAAGTATGATGTCTCGTCGAGATTCATCGAATCAATATATTTATACTATAAGATGTCTTTATATTACATTTTGTATCTCGTCGAGAAAAATTTTGCGCCCTGTGGGTTGACAAACCGCGCTCTCCATGATACGCTCGCTAAACTTGCATAAGATCTGACCCTTTATGAGATACTTAAAGACACTCCAAAGTATCTACAAAGACACTCCGAATACCCTCTCAGGACACCACAAACCAAAAGATTTAACAATTCAAATAAAAAACAGTTTTATATTTATAAACATATTTAAAACCTATTTTTTAATTAATTCTGTATCAACGGATACACAATCACTTGAATTCCAATGTCTAATGACTCCGGACACAATAAAGGCATTCGTCACCATATAAGAGACAAATATAACAGTTCTAATACATGCAATCCAATTATCATATGGTTCAGTCTTACTATCAGAGAATGATCCTAATGAATACTTCCATATACGTAAAATACTCTTCATTTTACCACTTATGAACAGGACACTGACTTGAACTAAACTTAACCTTATGTTCTAACCAACAACCACAGTGCTTACATCTATTCTGTCTTATACTATAATACTCACACTTCTTACATATACTCATTCTTTCTTCCTTTAACTCTTCATTTGCAAATACTTCTGATGGTGTAGATAAATGTGTCACACTATCCTTCACCACTTCAAATGTAAACTTTGCCAGATTCTTTCCTTGTTCCTTTATACTAGGAAACTCTTCCTTCTTATCATCCATTGTAATTTGCCAGATAGAACCATCCTGTTGCAATATACTTTGTTCCCGATAATACTAATCCTCCTCTATGGCAATGTGTCATACCTGCGGGCCATATTAGTAACTTTCCCTTCTCAGGTTTTATCCTTTTCTTATAATACAAATATTCAGTCTCTCCGCCCTCATAATCATCATTCAAATAGATCATCCATACAAGACAACGATTGGCATGTTCTAATCCTGAATTCTCATCGTGCCAGACATGATAACCACCACCGGCAGGAGTCTTCTGTATCTTCTGTGAAAGTGAATACATTGGTACAGTCTTTAGATGACCAAAGACATTCACATATTCATCAAAACATGATTGCAATGTCTCATTCAATAATTGTGAATGATTATCCTTCATTGCAGGATTCATCTCTGACAGATCTAATGCCCAATCGAATCGTCCGGCATTACTGTTCTCAAATTGATTATCTTCACAGAAAACTGCATCAATCTCCTGATAATAATCAAATGCTTTTATGACACCATCACAGAACTTCGAATCATAGGCATTATGATATGTTCCGATAAAGTCACTATATTCACCTTTGAGTTCAATCCTTTCCATTCAAATACTCCTTCAGTTCTGGATTCTTTTCAATTAGTTTGTCTTTGATAAAATCAAAATGTTCTTCGTACCATGCATCACTATTTGATATCCACTTATCTAATGGGCAATCACCAAATGGATCTATTATCTTATGTGGTAGATAACATCCACAATACCTACATCCCTCCTCGGGTTCATCAAAGTGCTCACATCCTTCACAAATAGACCATCTTTCCTTTTGACATTTCTTTGATGCAGTCCATACCTTACCGGATGCTTCCTGTAGAAAGAATTCATCCAAAAAATGAAATACAATTGTTGATAGTTTCACATCATCCATTATATCATATTTTTAATTATATATTACCGACTGCTCCCTTGACCGTATTACCGGATTGTCCACTATTAACTGCCGTTTTTTTCTTTAAAATCGCGAATCCTGCATTTCCACCATTTGATGCACCGACTCCCCATGTTCCGCCGGAACTACCACTATTTCCATCATTTCCGACACTTGTTGCACCACTTGCGGCACATGTGTTAGTATTACCACTATTGCCCGAATTTCCTGATCCGGGTCCACTTTGATTGCTGAATCCTTGTCCGACTCCACCTGTTCCGCCATTGCCACCACTACCACCGGCAATGTTATTTGCAATCTTCGATGAACAATTCATTGACCAGTTAGGACTACATGAATATCCTGTTTTATTAGATGAATTCCATCCTTGTCCTCTACGAAATGTTCCACCACGACAACGACTTCTTACACTTGTCGGAGTGGCAGTTACGACCTGAACACCATATGATCCACTCGGTGATGCACTTTGACAGGCATTTTGTGCCCGACCTGAATTATAATTTCTTCCACCATCTCCATAAGATGCATTATGATTTGAATTAGTGAAACATGATATACTACTACCACTATTTCCACTGTTTCCATTATCTCCTCCGCCACCACCTGCCCAGATTCGACCATTACTTCCTAATGTGATTGATACATTATCATATGTGGCAGTATTTTCAATATACAGAGCACCACCACCATTTCCTCCTCCGGCAGCACCACCCTCACCATAGATTGCACCACCATCAGGTACATTAATTGTCAGATTATTATATTCTCCTGCACTAAACTTGAGTGCATACTTACTAACCTCATTCGCATAAACAACTCCCTCTACATCCATTCTCTTTGGAACATTCTTTGATAGATTATTATTCCAGGTTCCGGTATTACTATCCGCATATTCTAATTCTTCATTATTTCCACTCTGTGTGATATTATATTCTACAATCGAATCTCTCAGATGTGACATTTGCCAATTAGTTGACGTTGATACATCTGCATTTTCTGTTGCATTCGGCACTCTGGGACTGATGGTAGAATCCTCAGACCAATCAACATCATCACCGGCATTTCTCAAATAATCCGATGCCCTTACATCTGTTCCTGCCAGATCACCAAACGTATCACGAATTGCACTAAACTTAATCTCTCCGGACTCAAAGAATTTAGTTTGTGTGTTATTGATTGCCATTACATGACCAGTTTTTATCCATATTTATTTATTCAAATATACTTAATTGCAACGGTGAATCGATGATCATTTCTGAATGTGGTGGCACGATGTAGTAGATTGGCACTAAACACGACCATACGATTCGGTATTGGTAATACACCATACAGATCATCATTCATCAAAAATTGTGTCTCACCACCATCATCTTTGTCCCATTTCATATTCGGATAATACAAAAATGTTACTCCTTCATCACCATCGGTATGAAAGTATGGACGCTCACATGGTACAAAACAATTTACATACATTCGATAGAGTTTTTTATTCTGCACTTGTTCGGCAGAGTCTTTTAATCTCTTTTTAATCAACTTATAAACAAACTCTGTCTCTGGTATATTATGAATCATACCCGTGACAGGTAAATTTACATCATCTCTTTCACCATATGAATATTCTGCATCATTACAATAATCATGAATAATCTGATGCTCCTCTGCAGAAAAGAACTGATCAATGTAATTAAGGTCCATACAATTTGTCCTCTCCATATTCTGTCAGGATGATATTAAATGCCACTGTGATTCTTGGATTGTCAGGAGTTGGTTCCGACTTTGGCACATAGTGCTCCAAATATGGTGGGAACATGAGTATGCTACCCTCTCTTAATTGTGGTTCATATTTCTCCTCATAGTTATTCGAATCAAGTTCGATTGAATTTGTCTGTCTTAATTCTCTAATCGGATCATTGAATACAACTGGTTGATGCACCTCCGGGTCAAACTTCAAATAATGAATACATGAGAAATGTGGGCGTGGTGCAAACATATCCGGTTGAACATGTGAATGCACTTCCTGATACTCACCATTACTATAATAGTTGAACCACATGTCTGATACATTTACCTTTGTGGGTCTATCAAAGAATCTCAGGATATATTTTTCATACAATTTTTGTGTGGTTTCACTCTGAGTAAAAAGATCAAAGTTAAAGTCTTCATCCTCATATGATGTCAGAAGATTATCAGTCAACCACCCATCAGGTATTTTTGCATTTCCACTATTACGGAACTTTTCAATTATATGACACAATTCCTCCTTAATTCTTTCATTCTCTTTGATATGAGCCTGAAAGATATGTATTGGAAATAATACTTTTTTATATGGATTCACGGATCTATGTGTCTGTGCTCTTGTGATTTATAATCATCCACATCACCTCTTCTATTTTTTACATACTCCAACTGATGCCACAAAAAATTAGGACAACATACTAAAATATGAATCTTCTTATGTTTCTCCTCTTTGGTATATTGGCAATATGGTTTATCTTTGACTCCAACTTCAATGCTAATGCTTTCATCACACTTAAAATAGACCCATCCCTCATCAATGTGCCCACTGATTCCTGGACGATTCCATCTTACATAGTCATCAACTTGTGGAGTATAGTGCATATTCAAGAGGTGTGAGTTTGAGTTGCATTGCAGTATAGGGACGAGTATCAGAAATGTCTACCTGATTACCTTGCTTGGTGGCATTAACAGGGGAGAAATAGCATCTCTTCTTTGTGTTGTAGAATCCCCAGATTGTCCTAACTGGATCGCTGCTATAACAATACTTACGGTGATGAAGTAACCAAATAGCAAGAACATTTGATTTGTGAGACTTAACTTCATAGGAAAAACCTTTCGGGGGTTCATGGATGAAATCGCTAGGAAGTTCATGAATTGTCGATGACTGCACGAAGTCTTTCCGGTGAGATTCCAATTTCAAGATAGGTTCGCAGTTTGGCATCACATTGCTCTTTGGTCAATTTGCGATTAGAATTGTCATCTTCAAGAACATCCTCCCATCCAACAGTATTCAGTTCCTGAATTTTGTAAAGTCTTTCTTCCATGGAATTAATTGAATTTGTCTTACTATTTTAGGTCAGTTGTGATTAAATGTCAATCATAAGTTGTTCAAATTCAAGGGAATCAATACCGGCAGTGTCATCATCGTGTAAATCGATCATGTCAGTATCAGTCAGGGAAGTGAGTTTACCGAACAGAAAGTCGATAAACTCATGGTCTTCTTTAGTAAACATCAGCAGGCAGCAGGGAAGTATGCTTGGGGTTCGGTCAGAATGTCGGTGACTTCATAACCCTTATCCAGACGTGAATTGATTGTTTCGTTCATCTCACGTTTGGTCATCAGTCGCATGGACATTGCACTATCCTTGAACTTCAGAGTGTAAACAAACTTATCGGTCAGGATGTTGTGGGGACGGAACTCAACAACCATGGAGTGACGCTTGGAAGTGATTTGCATCGGGTGTGTTCCCTTGATTACTTTGTAATTATAGCAGGGTGGTGGTGCCCTGTGGTCGGTTGGTGGTCAGTTCGGCAGTTGGCACACTAGAACACGTTGGTCCATCGTTCGTGCTGTATCCTGCTGATTCTACCATCTTCCAGTAGATTATCACAGACACGACAGAAAACCTCAAATTTTTCTAATCGTGTCATGTTGTGGTCAATACTCATTGCAGTTTGACCGACAACTTTGAGAACATTTTGTTTGAGCATGATTCAGGAAAAAAGAGGAGTTACAGTGTGGCGGATGCAATCACGGCGACCGACGTACTTATCAACCCACCTAACCAATCTGTCGTTCTGTGCCACAATACCCTTGTGTGTTGTGGGTTTGGTGGGCATCGTTCGGTTGAAGTCTTCTACGGTTCCATCACGATATTCGATCCGGATGTTGTAAGTTGCAGTGGTGGTCTGCATGTCCCTCCCTTGATTACTTTGTAATTATAGCACCACCACACAGACGGTTGCACCATCCCTGTGACGGTTCCTCAGCTGGCACCACTTGTTTCTCATTTAAGTACCGTTCATGTAGTCTTATCTCTTCCTTACGTGCTTCAATTTCGTGTGGTTGATCCTCATAGTCATAATTTTCCACTGGTTCGAGTGAATAACACAATTTTCCATATCGGTGCCGCAGGTCACCACGTATCCACTGTGCCATGTGGGTCAGTTCATGAAAAAGAGTTAATGAATAAGTTTCCTCATCCATGTAGGTGTCAAGTTCAATCAGGAAATTACGTGGTCTGTGTGGATACTCTTCCACATCAGTCATCACATCACAGTAACCCAGAGCATGTTCACGTTTCAGTCCACGATGTAAAACAGTGACATTGATTTTGTGCCGTGGAAAGAAGTTATTCACAAACCAAGAGGTAATATCCTCACAGAGGATTTTAGAATAACCGTATCCACAATGATTGATGTTAGACATGTTCCCCAGTGCATTAACCAAATAAATGATCCGACAAAGACAAGTTTCTCTTTAGATGTCATGAACAGAAGTAAGAAGAGTTGCGATAGAGATAACCACCTGCCCAATCGCAGTTTGCAGGATTGAGAAGATACTCACGTTCTTTGATAATCAGCAGATTGTAACGCACACCTTTCGCAGGTGCCTTGTATGATGCTGGTTTGTAAACTTCACCAGTCTTCTTATCAATGAAAGCATGGCAGGAACGTGAACCATTATCAACGTGCCAGATTTTGTGATACTTGCGACCTGTATCCAGGGTGAAATCTACATCACAAATACCCTTCTCAAGTTTAGCAATACGTTCCTCATAGTATTTTTTATCCACACCATTATCCATTGACATAGAGACTTTGCTCATGCGAATCGCATAATTGATGTAATTCTGCCGCAGTGCCTCACACAACTCCAGGGAGTGTGCCAGAACCTTGGCAGCAATATCCTTACGTGCCTCGGCACCAGCAGCATAGTCGGCAAAGGTGGTTGTGGTCATGGGGTGGTTCCCTTGATTACTTTGTTATTATAGGGCATCCTGGTGGGGTTTCAGGGTGCCCTGTGACACTAATTTACTGGCACATAGCAAGTGCCATATTTACCGAAAGTGTTCTTAAATCGTTCAAGGTCAGTTCCCAGATAGATTACGGCAGATTGAAATGGTGCGGCACTAGCAGCAGCACCGAATCTCAATCTTCGATTAACAGCAATCCATGGATATTTCTCAATAGATCTCCACCACTTGGTAGAAACGTCCAACTTAATGAGAAGAACCATTTCTTTTGCATTTCCATTTTCATACTGGGCAGCAGCATGGGGAATCCATGTTTTACTGGCAGAATATGGATGATTCATAAAAACACTATCGGCAACCCAACTTTGCTTGAGTCCATCCATTTCTTCAGTATAAACTTTGTCGGCAGGAACATTAGGTTCTTCCGCACTATTAGAGCACGGATCAAGTCCAACTCTGCCACCGAAGAACTTAAGAACATCCCCCACAAATTCGGGGGGAGTGTTCCATGTGTCCTTACGATTGCCTGTGGTTGCTGTTAATACTTTGAGTGTGGATGATGTCATAATCAGTTCAATTTAGTTGGGTCTGCAAGTCCTACTCCTTTCAGCAAATCTTCGCCAATAGCAGCACATTCACATTTGATGTTGTTTTTAGCAACATCACCATTATAGTCGTCAACAATCTTTCGCGCAATCAAAATGTCAGATGCACCTCTAGTGTTTTTTGTCCAAACAGATTTTGAAATTTTGGAAAAGTTATTAGTTAAGTACCATTTAAGTCCAGTTCCTTTTTTTGCATCACCAACAGCATCTAGCAGAGTTTGAATTGCAGCAAGACCACCGATCATGCTCCCATCAACAGCATCAAGATTCCACTTTTTATAGACTGGTTTGAGAAAATCTACTGCTTTTTTTGTTGGAATAATCTTCCATTTTCCAATCGATTCATTTGCTTTTGCCCAACCATTAACTTCTACACCATCATCATATCCAATCCCCTCAGATTGAATACCAATGGTAATCCAGTTCTCCTCAAATTCTTTTGCCCACTCATCACTATAAGAAAGTCCTGCTCGAACCTTATCAAGTGTGCTAGTGTTTTTGCGAGAAGTGTTATACTTTTCAAAAAGTTTTGCTTCCTCTTCAATACACTGCTGAAGAGTGCTGTTAGGATCATGAACAATTACCTGACAAGGAATATCCAATTCTTCTCCAGAAAGAATTGCCATAATTGCCTTATGTTGTCCGTCGATGATAACATAAGTTCCATCTGGTCGCAGTGCAACAACAAGCGTCTGGCACAGAATATAATCAAATTGTTTTGCTTTTTTAAGCGTAGTGAGACAAATGTAACGTTGATAGTCTCTACTAACTTTTAGTTTACTTGCACGAATAAATGCAAAATATATTTTCTTTTTAACTTTTGTGTCGTCAATGGGATGCACATAAATGTCGTCTTTATGCGCTGCACCCTTCAAAAATTTGACTGTGCTAATTTTGTTTTTTGGGTCGTCAATAATTTCCTGAAGTGTCAGGAGACGTGGATCTTCTAAGTAGTTTTTCATTTTAACCTTAAATGGAGGAAAATAAGAGTAGAGTTTAAGGTCATCCTCTGATTTGGACCGATTTATTTAGTATAAACTATTTTCAGTTAGTTGTCAACTGTTGACGAAAAGTTTCTTCATCGACAATAGTGACACCAGGATAAACACTTTCAAAGTGTTTCTTAGTCTCTAAATCTAGATACTCTTGTTTTAGAGTCCAACCAGAATCACCACATAAAACAATCACAGCAGATTCATAACCATACTTGTCGATGGCATCTTTAAGTTTCCAGAATTCAAAAGGAATTTTTTCTTCAGCAGTTCCTTCAATCGCTTGATACTTAAGACTCACCAGTCTGCCACCTTTGTGTTCAGAAATCCATCGTTTTGCTTTTGGTTTTTTCTTGTGTGCTTCTCCACCAAGAAGAACATCAACGATATGTTGTTTGTTTGTATTAAATTGTGTGCCAACTACTGTTTGTGGATAGACAGGTCCATCAAAAGATTCATGAAGAAACTTTTCAATGGAGTCCTCATTGATCTTGCCTGTGGTAGTGTCACGAGAAGCATGATTGTCACGATTAGACATAATCAATAAGAATAGGTGGAAAGATTGCGAGCAGGAACGTGATACCCATTCTTAGGGTTATTCACATCATAGACCCATACTAATTCATCATCATCCGCACGATAAGAATCCATAGCAAACAGGGGAACCAGTTTGACCATGAGAGCACCCCAGTAATATTCGGTTTCAAAGTCGAAGGTGGTCATGGGTGGTTCCCTTGATTACTTTGTTATCATAGGGCATCCTGGTGGGGTTTCAGGATGCCCTGTGACACTTATTATGTGTCACATCGGTGGTGGTGTTTTGTTGACTTCATTTGCGATGATGTAGAACAACAAAATAACAACACAGATGTTAATTGTAGCAGGATGGAGCATCATTGTCCAACTGCTCCTTCAGGAATCTCAACCTTTTGAGGGTCATTATCATTAAACTGATTCATGTTCATGCAAACCCATTTGTTATTCACAGACCAAATATAAGCATACTCTTCATTATTCTCCTTTTTCAGGAACTCAAAGATGTCATCATCATATCGTGGTGCATTACTCTCCAGAGATTCACCACGGGAAGTATAGTAGAGAGCACCCATTTCAGGCATAGTTTCGTTGTTCCAGTCTGCATTAGTCCAGGTGCAGGACATATCACCACCATCAATCAGTTCTTTTACCTTTTCAACAGTGTTGTAGTTGTCACGCAGAACACGACCGTTGAACTCAGGATAACCATCATAGTGGCAGTAGACAGAGAGAACGGAGTTGTCTTGGAGTTGGATACCGATGCGGGAACGAGTGCCCATGGTGCCTTTGCTTGATTACCTAGTAATTATAGGGCAGAGTGGGGCAGAGTCAGGGGCAGAGTGGACAGTTTGAGAAGTGGTTTATTCGTCCTCAAAAATAAGTTTACCTTCACCAATTTGTTTATCCTTTGCAGTATATATTTTATTGTATTCAGATATCCTATTATCAATTAGTTCTCCATATTCTTTATGAAGTTCACATCCAATATAATGCCTACCTAAACTTTTAGAAACCATTGCCGTAGTTCCAGAACCCATAAAAGGATCAAGAATGATATCACCCTCTTCACTACCAGCAAGAATAGCAGGTTCAATAAGTTCAGGAGGATAAACTGCGAAGTGAGCACCCTTATAAGGTTTTGTTTGAATATTCCAAACACTTTTCTTTCTTTTCAATGATTTACCATCAATAGTAGGTTCTTTTATACTTTCAACATCAAAGAAATAATTTTGTTTTTTACTCAGTAAAAATATATATTCATGAGATTTAGTACACCTATCTTTCATACTTTCTGGCATTGGATTTGGCTTACTCCAAATGATATCTTGTCTCAAGTACCATCCATCTGCACGTAAAGCAAATGCAAGCATCCAAGGAATACCAATAAGATCTTTCTCCTTATATCCTTTCAGTTTATTACCACGTCTAGGATTTTTTCCTTGTGGCAGATCTTGATTTGTGTTGGCAACAGATTGTTTTGGTAATGCCTGACCCTTTCCTCCACGATAATTATAGTAACTATCACCAATGTTAACCCATAGTGTGCCATCATCGGTGAGACAATCACGCACACCACGAAACACTTCAACTAATTGTTGAATAAACTCTTCTGGAGATTCTTCTAGACCTATCTGTGCATCTTCATTACCATAGTCACGCAACCCATAGTATGGTGGTGATGTCACACACATGCGAGCGCGTACACCAGACGCTGCGAACTGTCGCAACGTCTCTCTACAGTCTCCATACAGAATAGTGTCCTTCAAAGTTCCTCTTTAATGAATAGTTCTTCCATTCTACCATGATTTATACGAAATGCAGTACCACGATTACGAAGAGATTTGCCAATATTGTTTTGTGTACGCATACGAATATCAATGGCAATCATATTATTTTCGATTGCAGTGCGAAACAAATTCTTATCAGTGCCAATGAAACGATATACTTCATTGTAGTGGAAGTATTCTACACCGTCACGTTTTTCAACGTCAGCAAATACTTTCACACATGCAGGAAACTTCTTACCAAACTGGTTGACTAGTGTCTCCCAATCCCACTTAACGATGATAGTATCACCATGCACAACAGCACAATAATCATCAGTGGTCACAATAGATAGACCACGGTTGTTAACAGTCTTGGTGACGGTAGATTGTCCACTCATCTCACCAATTTTTGTGGTGTGAGGAAAACCGTATTGTGCAATGTAATCTTTCTGCGATACAACCCACTCACCCTCTTTGTTGAACAGTGTCTGCTTACCACCAGCACCTTTACGTGCTGCTTTGAGTTCATTTCCCTCAATATCTGGTCCTGCGATGTTATTCTCTTGCAGTCCCAATTCATTTTCAAGAGTGTTACCCACACCACCATCACCTTTACGTTGTGATTTTATGAAACCTCTTGCCTTGATAGCACAAAACTTTTGCTTGAATTCTGAAAGTAGCATGGGCATAGCCTCGATTGCTTTACCCATGTATTATACAATAAAAAACCACCCCGTGCAAGGAGTGGTGTGACTGTTATTCAAGTGTCACAGTCAATCATCATAAACCAGACATTCGGGTTCTGATGGGTTTTGGTCACAATATAGTTCAAGTGCAGTGGGATCGTGATGATCACCCTGCTCAATTTCTTCTTTATGATGTGCCACATAATCCTCTAGATCATGTAGTTCACCCTCAATATGACGACGTTGCTGAGGAGATGTAGTAGGATTCTCAAGAATCTTTCTATCAATCTCAATATGTTGTTCGATGCTATTCATAAGCATTTTTGTAAAGCGATGTGACTATTTATTGCTATTATTCCTCCAAAGCACTACCTCTGCGCCATGGAATAGGTGTTTCACTAGTATTTTTTAGTTTAGAAACTAACATATCGGCAAGTGCTTCCATCCTTTCAGGGTGAATTGCCACAATACCTGCCTCTTTTAAGGCAATTTCCATACTTTCTGCTTCTTTTTCGGTCAATTTTTTGCCGTTTTGTGGAAGAGTCATGGTTGTCTTGTCGTTTCTATGGTATTTTAGCGTTTCCGCACAAAAGTAGTTAGAAGTTTAATGTTTTCTTTAGAATTGATTCATTCATCATCAAACATGGGACCATAGGTTCCCTTGCTTCCGGGTTCTCTGCTGTCTAACATATCGTAGATAGAATCAACAGATCTAATGTTCTCCAATTCTTTAATCATTTTGGCAATTTCAGTGCATATCACTGGTCTTTCACCTCTAGCAGCATATGCTAGGGCATTACGGAGAGATGATTCTGCTTCTCTGAGAGATTCTTCAACTGATTTAGATAATGTCATTGTTTTCTGGAATTGGTGTATACTCTAGTGCATAAGGATTTAGTTTGAGACTCTCCCAAAAGTCGTCCCAATGTTTTCTGGATTCAGGAGAATAGTCATCCCCAGAAAAATTAGTTTTGTTTTGTTCTGGCAAAGGATTCTCAAAGTCGTCGTAATGTTCTGGTAGTTCTTCATTTTTCAGAAGTTTAAAAAGTATCTCAGCATGACTTAAACATGCACGATGATAATCTCTACTTTCCCTCACAGTTCTCACAATCGTCTCATATACTTGCTGTGGAGTATATCCAGACTCCATTGATTCTTTTACCCAGTCTGATAACATCATCAACGAATAATCATCTTTCTTCATCAAGACTCTCTTTAACTACCTTTTCAATCATAGTGCTAATTTCTTTACTTGTCAACCCATTCAGAAAATTCCATTGAGGATCATTCTTGTCCCACTCTAGAGTGAACGTTCCATCATCATTCTGATTTACTTTCAGACTGTCTTCCATGTTTCTTTAGTTGTTTCTTGATCATTTTAGCATACATAACATCTTCCGGTGTATACCATTCAGGATGTTTCTTGAATCTCTTTATAATTTTTTTTGATGCTTTTTTATCGGATAAGTCCACTTTAAGAACTCGTTAACGTTTTAAGTATTTAACATTAAAAACCCCCACCAAAAAGGCGAGGGTAAACTATACTAGTTTTTAAATTCTTCAGGGCGGGTGTAGATAAGATAACATTAATTACTCCTAATTGACTACATGTAATCTTTAATCTAAATCAGAACCTCCTTACAGATTCGTTTGCAAACTGATTGGTCATCATCACATTCAACCAAGCACTCGTAATATTCGTTGATTAAATCATCTTCAGGTCCAAACCTGTCTTCTTCAAGTCTGAATCCTGCTAGTTGATTGAACGAGATTATGTTGTGCATAATTAGAACACCTCCATGTGTTATACAAATCCATTAAAATAAACATGATGTAAAATTTTCAGGACATTGTTCCTCCTTGTGGTCTCCCTAATATTTATCATGATATGCTGATATTTGCAAGTTTGTGACATAAAAATTTATGCCTATGAAGTTATACTTACTTGCTGATCTCTCCTATTTTCCATCCCATATCACACTTATTACAGGTGCCAAACTCTGCCATGGTACATTCCCACCCAGAATGACAAATTTCACACCCTTTACCACCACATTTATTGCACACAAAACCAACATTTATGGGTGGTGCTTCTTTACGTTTCTGTTCATTCATTTGATCTCCACTCCTTTCTCATTGACTGATACTCAGAATCATATGCTGCCTTATCTCTTACGACCTTAAAAATTGCCGCCGATCTTGCTTTGACACTGTATAGTGCATCTGTCTCCTGAGGTCTAACTGTACCATCTTTAAAGTATTTTTGTCCACTAGAATGATTTGCATATCGTCTGGCGCGAGTAAATCCCATTTCAAGGAATTTCCTTGCCATGTCCATTCCAATGAAGTCTCCAGAGGTTTTATAGTCACAGAACATTTGGTATATCTTATCAGCAGATTTGCGAGCAATAGTTTCATTTAAAAATCTCCAATGAGCACATATGTCGTTAGTGTAAGGGCGTACCAATAGCACTCCTTGTTCGCCCCTTCCAATGCGATAAAGTTTGCGAGTTTCTGCATCTGTGAA